TTGCCATGTGTGGCTTTTTAATGATGTCTTTGGTTTCGTTGAGCGTGCAGGCATCAAGTGTGGAATCTTCTAAGTGTGAATACGTGAATCCATCGGTTGATGTTGGTCTGCCAGATATTCAGTTTATCACTTTGGAAACGGCTCTGGCTGATTGTGTTGTACCGACCATGACGCATCCCGTGTTTTTGGTTGCAAATAACCCGGCTATGATGTGTTCGATAAAAGAGGGAATGGCTATTCAAGGGATACGAATTAATGTTCCCAAATGCCCGTTCAGATACATCTATAAATCAAAGTATTGCACGCATTATAGCTATACCGCATATAGTAAACTGATTACATCATATTGATTGATAACAGTCATGAGTAACAAGGAGTTTGTATTAAGCGTTTTTGATAAGAATCCCCCGTCTGATCTTGTAGTTGAAAATATACTTTCAAGAACGGGATTGGATGGCGAAGAACCTTTTGCCGAGGAAAATAGGGCAAGATTAGAGGTCGCTTGTGCCAAGCAAATTCCGTGGATGATACAAAATCCATCTTCGGTCAGCGAAAGCGGATTTTCTGTGTCTTGGTCTAATCATGTTGATAGCCTAATGAAATTGTACTCATGGCTGTGTAAACAGTACGGTTTGAAAGACGAACTGGGTAACAAACCTAAAGTGACTTTCTTATGATATTCGCTCCACACATATTGCAGGTAAAAGTTATCACCCCAATGGAAAGGGACGAGTTTGGCAGACCCATCCCTGGAACGGGCGGCGAGAGCTGGCAGGAGGTATGCAAGTGCCGTTGTGATGATAACACTACCAAAGAGTTTTCATCTGATAACGGCTCTGTGTATCGTCCGAATTATCATGTAGTATGTGAGAAAAGAATTACTGTCAAGGCTGGCGATGAAGTACGTTGCATGGATGGTGATGGCGTAAGAGGTCAAGGCGAAGTCTACACGGTAAAGAGTACAAACTACTTTAACTACTCGGAATTATGGATGTAGATTTCGATTTCTCAGATGTCGACTCCTTTTTCGATGAAGGAGAATGGGAGGTCGAAAAGAAGATGATTGATGTAGGCGATGAAGCCGTGAAGTACGCAGAGGAACATGGCGATTATCAGGACCATACACTCACTTTGAGAACGTCCAATGATTACGATGTCGATAAAGACGGTTTGACGCTGAAAAACGAAGCGGAATACGCTTCATTCGTGGAATCTAAGGGATTTGATGTTTTAAGTAGTGCCGCTTTATATGCGGAGAAACGATTAAAAGAAGAATTTGAATGATAGTAACCACCGACATAGGAAACATCCTCTACCGGGATTGCAAGGCTTTCGGGATAGGTATAGTGCCAGCAGGAGAAACACTGACGGGTGAATTGACCTCTGAAAGAATCGTTATCCATACGAAGAAACAACAGCCGGGAAAGTATTGGAAGAAATCTTTTGCAGAAGTGAATCTATGTGTACCCAATTTAAGCGAGAATGAAGCGAATACAATCCGGCTTAACGAACTTGAAAGAAAGGCTGACAAGCTGCTTGATGATGTAGTAAGCACCTATGACGGTACAACCTATCGTTATTCTATCGAATCAATTGGTACGGAAGCGGATACAGCTTTGAAATGCCATTACGTGAATGTGAGAATTTTATTTGAAGTAATAAATGTAAAACTATAAGATTATGATTTCAGCAGTAGGAATAAAAAGAATCTTGTTTGCCGATATTGATAAGGTAACGGCAGACATTACCCCCGAAATCGCAAAGACTTTGATTCAAGCCGCTATCAAAGCGAAAGATGAGGTTTTGAATGTACACGGGGAAACGTGGCAGATTGAGGAAACGGAAGCCTCCGTCACTGGGTACAAGAACCAATTAACGGGAAAGAATTACCGTTACGATGATGTGCCGGGAGAAGTATCGCCCGCTTTCTCTATCGGACAATATGACTGGAAGACCAAGAAAGCGTTCATGGGTGGCGATGTTATTCAGGCAACATCTAAAGATGTGGGTTGGAAGCGTGCTTTGGATAAAGTGGTCATTAACAAAGCATTGTTCTGTCTGACCGATGATGATGTCTGGTTCATCTTCCCAAAATGCCGTATTGTTTCCCGTGAAGCCAATACGGATAAGGCAATTGCAATCGCTGTAAAAGGCTTGGTGCAGGAACCGGGAATTGAAGGCGTTTCTTCTGAGTATAACTATGAAGAAGGGCAGATTAAAGCTTTGCAGGCATGAACTACAGTAACCATTGTACCTACTCCTTCCGATGCGACCGTAAAGCTGGACGGTGCAACGGTCAAGTCAAAGCAGGTGAATGCTGGGGCTACCGTTCACTATGAAGTGTCGAAAGTGGGGTACGTCACTCAGTCAGGAGATATTAAAACCACTCCTTCTGAAGTTGATACCACTCTTAAAAAAGAGATAACATTGGTAAAAGCACAAGAGTGATAACCGGGGGATGGATATATACCATTCCCCCTTTTAGTTTAAGAATATGAATCAAGCAGCAAAAACGGTTTCTGATGCTTTGTTAGGGCTGGATTTCATGAATGTGGAGATAGGAGGGATGGTTTATACCATTAAACCTCCTACAATTAAAATTATCTGTCGTGCCATTCATCATTTTTCCAATATCGGCATGACTGGAGATAATGTCATGGAAGCTATTAAAGAGCTTCCTGAAGCTACTGAAGATATGCTGAAAGGTATTTCATGCTTTATCTGCGGGAATGATAGTTTGGTCAAAGAATTGGAGAACGGCACTTTTGAAGAAGTCAAAGATGCCTTGGAAGTCTGTTTCTCTATGATGGATATTTCGGCTTTTCAGTGTGTCAGCTCGATGAGGAACGTGTCGATGCTGGCAGCAAAACCGAAACAGTAGGAAACACAACGTTCTTCGGGCAGATAGCCCATTTGATTGACACGCTGCATCTGAGTTATACAGAAGTGTTTGAGATTATCCCTTATCGGAATCTGCTGATGATGCAACGGGATAAATTACGCGCAGTATATGGTGGTCAGAAGGTGAATAGAATCAGTGGTAAGGAATTGGCTAATCGTAGGAAAAAGAAATAGATATGTCAAAATTATATTTTAAGATAGGTAGTGACTGGGAAGAAGTTGTAAGACTTCGTAATGAAATTGCAAAATTAAAGCAGGAGTTAATGAGCATGGATGGCACGCAGACTCCTGCTGCTTTCAAGGCTTTGAATGCCCAACTTGCTGCATCCAACCAAAGATTGGATGAGTTGGTGACTAATGCAGCCAAAGCTGGAGCGGAGATGGAAACGGGATTCAAAAGGAAAATCTTCGATGCTTCCCAGGCCGTGAATGGATTCACAGAGAAGATTCTTGCTCAAAAAGCGGTAGTTAAGGATATTGAAGCGGATGTAAAACGACTTGGGGATGCTTATCGTATAGCATTGAAAAGGAATCCGTTATCAGCAAATAGCAAGTTAGAAGAATACAATGCTGCCCGCAAAGCTCTTGATGAAGAAAAGGCAGCTTTATTTGGATTAACCCAACAACAAGCCGAAGCGCGTCTTTCCGTAAAGAAACTTCGGGATGAATACGCCCTTTACAATGATAATGCTAAGGAAATCGTAGAGAGTAACAACGGTATCGCTATTTCTTGGAAGAAAGCATTGGCGGTTATTGGTGGTGCTGGAGTATTAAAGGCATTAGGTTCTGAAATGATTCGTGTTCGTGGAGAATTTCAATCCATGCAGACCGCTATTGAGACTATGGTTGGAAAGGATATGGCAGGACAACTGATTCCGCAAATCAAGGAGCTGGCTAAGATTTCTCCACTTACTATGTCAGATATGGTTGGAGCAGAAAAGATGATGCTTGGATTTAACATACAAGCAGAAGACACTATCAAATACTTGAAAGCCATTAGTGATATTTCTATGGGGGAATCCAGTAAGTTCAATTCGCTAACTTTGGCATTTTCACAGATGTCAGCAGCGGGTAAACTTATGGGGCAGGATTTGAATCAAATGATAAACGCTGGATTCAACCCGTTACAGATTATCTCCGAAAAGACCGGAAAATCTATCGCAACTTTGAAAGATGAAATGTCCAAAGGTGCTGTTTCCGCTGAAATGGTTCAACAGGCATTCATTGATGCAACTTCCGCAGGTGGTAAGTTCTATAATATGTCTGAGAATGCTTCAAAGACTATCAATGGTCAGTTGTCTATGATGCAGGATGCTTTGGATTCCGTGTTTAACGAATTGGGAACAAAGTCGGAAAGTGTTATCATGGACGGTATTCAAATGACAACTTCGTTGATTCAGAATTATGAAACAGTAGGTAGAATCTTGGCTGGATTAGTGGTTACTTATGGTACATACCGGACCGCAGTGATGCTTGTTACTGCTGCCGAAAGTAAACATACTCTTGTGGAGATTGGACTTACCAATGCCCGTTTATTGGCACGAAAAGCGCAGTTAGCTTTAAACGCTGCAATGCTTACCAATCCTTATGTGTTGTTGGCTACTGCTGTAGTAGGACTTGGAGTTGCAATGTTGGCTTTCCGCGATTCGGCAACAGAAGCAGAAAAGGCACAGAGAAGGTTTAATGAACAGCAAGAAGAAGCTAAAAAGCAAGAAGAAGAACACAAACAGAAGATTGATTCCCTCGTACAAAGTTCTCGTGATATAGCGTTGTCGGATTTACAAAGAGGTCGAAGTTTAGCGGAGTTAAGAAAAGAATACCCTAAGATATTCGCTCAATATGACATCGAAACCATTAAGTTGGCTGATATACTTAAACTAAAGCAACAGATAACGGAAGAAGATGCGAAACGTGCCGGAGAAAAGCAAACCAAGGAACTTTCTAACATTGAATCTGAAATCAAATATTACGAGAATCTGCTGAAAACTCTTTCCGGTCAGCAAGGCGTTGATGGATATGTGAAGAAACTAAAAGAATTGCGTGCTATGCGTGATGTCATGCTGCAAGAAAAAGGCAAAGGCATCTCCGAACAGTTCATTTCCAATCTTAAAGATGTTAATACTAATGAGTTTGACCGCTACATCTCTGAGTTGGAGAAGCGTATCAGAGGAAAGGGGGAAAATGGAACTGTGAAACTTCGTTTGCCTATTGATATTAAGGGTACTTTGTCTGATGAAGCAATCTATAATGTGAAAGACATAAAAACACTTATAGATACAGCAAAATCAGTCAAGCAAACCCGAATTGATTCAGAGAAGAATAAAACTACCTACAAGCAGGATTATGAGAAAGCGAAGAAAGACTGGGATGATGCTAAGAAGAAACTTTCTGAAATAGAAAAGAATAAATCCAAGTTTACTTCAAAGCTGTATGAAGAAGCTAAGAAACGAGTAGAAACAACTGAAAAAGCCTATAAAAATTTGGGCGGTATTACTGGTAGTTCTTTGACCAAGCAGGAAAAAGCTGCTGAAAAGCAAAAAAAAGAACAAAAAAAGACAGCCGAACAACTTCTTTCACTTCACCGTCAGAACCAACAGGATGAAATCAACCTGATGAGAGAAGGCACGGAAAAGAAGTTGAAACAGATTGACCTTGATTATCAGAAACAGATTGATGCGATAAGAAAACAGGAGGAAGAATGGAGCAAAGCCGGTAACGGTAAGCTGACCGACAAGCAGGCACAGAAAATTTCAGAAGCTTATACCAATGCCGAAAGTATGAGAGATAAAGATATTTCCGATGTAACTGAAGGACAGCTGAAAGCCGAACAACAGGCTTTGAACGACTACTTGAAAGAATATGGCACGTTCCAGCAGCAGAAATTGGCTATCGCCCAAGAGTATGCGGAAAAAATAAGGAAAGCACAGGAAGAAAACGGTGTTAATAGTGCACAAGTAAAGTTACTGGAGAAACAACGTGATGTTGCCATACAGAACAAGGAAACAGAAGCCATAAAAGCCAATATAGATTGGGTTACTGTGTTCGGTGAGTTTGGTTCCATGTTTTCCGACATGATAAAGCCTGCCTTGGACGAAGCGAAAAAATATGTACGGACTGACAAGTTCAAGAACTCCGATCAGGCAAGCCAAAAATCATTGATTGACGCCATCAGCCAGATGGAAAAGTCTTTGGGTGGTACAAGTGGAGTCAACTTCAAGAAACTTGGAGAGGATGTAAAAGCCTATCAAATAGCAGAACAGAATCGTATCAGTGCCATAGGGATTGAAACAGCTGCTTTGGAAAGACTAAAGAAATCACAGGATGATTACACCAAAGCGCAGAAGGGCGGAACGGAAAGTGAGAAACAAGCCGCAGCAAACGCTCTTGAAACAGCACGGCAGAATGCTGACATTGCATCCGCCAATGTGAAGACACAGACTGATATCGCCAATCAGGCCCAGCGTAATGTGACTGATACTGCCACCATACTGAAAGCAAGCATGGAAAATTTGTTGGGAGGCTTGCAGCAGATTTCATCCGGTGGATTGTATAACGCATATAGCGGAATTATCAAAACCGTGAACGGATTCAAGGATGTCATAGGAAAAACGTCAGAATCTCTTAAGGAGGTCCCCATTGTCGGATGGATTCTGTCCATCATTGACGTACTCAAAGACGGATTAAGTGATCTTGTCGGTGGTCTGCTTGATGCTGTTCTGAACGCTGTCAGTGGAATTATCGGTGATGTCTTGTCAGGGGATTTGTTTGTCACAATCGGCAAGTCATTGAGGAACGGCATAGGAAACATCCTGAACGCAATCTCATTCGGAGGCTTCAACTCCTTGTTTGGAATAGGTGGAAACGCCAAGGAAGTACAGGAAACGATAGACAGGCTGACGGACAGGAATGGAACTTTGCAAACGGCCATCGAGGATCTGACTGACGAGATGAAGGCAAGCAAGGGAATGAAATCGGTTGAATCTTACAGGGAAGCTGTAAAGTATCAGGAGGAAGTCAATAAAAACTATCTGCAAATAGCAAAGGAGCAAGCCGGATATCATAAGAGCCACGGCAGCTGGCAGCATTATCTGAAATGGACGGATGAAATGCTGGAACACGCAAGAAAAGCTACCGGCATGCAGGATTTCTCCGGCACCGATTCCTTGTGGAATCTGACCCCCGAACAGATGAAGGCTCTACGGTCGGACGTATGGTTATGGGATATCATGGAATCTTCCGGTAAGGGAGGTTACGGTGAGCGTGTTACCGACAAGCTGGATGATTATATAGAGCAGGCAGGAAAACTGGAAGAACTGACCGACAGTCTTTATGAGGGCCTGATCGGAATGTCATTCGATTCCATGTATGACAGTTTTATAAGCAGTCTGATGGATATGGAGAAGAGTGCGGAGGATTTTGCTGATGACATATCCAAATATTTCATGCAGGCGATGCTGTCAAATGCCATCGGTGAACAGTTTAGTGACAAACTGAGGACATGGTATGATAAATTCGGTGAAGCCATGAAGGATGATGGTACGCTTGATAATAATGAGCGTAAGGAGCTGATGGATGAATACATGGGTTATGTGGACGAAGCCATGAAGCTCCGTGACGAGCTTGCCGCAGCAACCGGATATGACAAGATTTCACAGGAAGCAGCTTCCCAGTCTGCAAGCAGCAAAGGTTTCCAAACCATGTCTCAAGATACCGGCGAAGAGTTGAACGGGCGGTTTACAGCATTGCAGATTGCAGGAGAAGAGATAAAGAATCAGAATATTATTCAATCTCAATCACTTAATCTACTGACAGTAAAAGCAGATGCTCTACTTTCCATAAATACGGAAACAAGGAATATCGCTGATGATACGCGAGATTTGATAGCACAATCTTATCTTGAATTGGTACAGATTTCAGAAAATACAGGGGCAATCGTCAAACCTATTCAACAGATGCAAAGAGATATAGCAGAAGTTAAAAAGAATACAGCAAAATTATAGTCTATGGATGAATTATTAATTAATGGCGAAAACGCTTATACAACATGGGGTGTGAGAATGGGAGAGGGGTTTCTTGATGTTATTGGGGCATCTGCTCCCATGAAGGATTTTATTGAGAACAAAAGCCGACTTGAACATGGGAAACGGGTAATAATCAATAATCCTAAAGTCGATGAGAGGGAAATAACTCTTTCGTTCACTATCGAGAGTAATTCTCAGTCTGATTATCAAGCAAAGAAGAAAGCTTTCTTTGATGAACTGTATAAAGGTGTGGTTGATATTCAGATTCCTGCTAATAGTAGCGAGGTTTACCATCTTATTTATACTGGCAAGAGTGTCACTTACGCACAGAGTTTAGACCGAACTTTCGGAAAAATTTCAGCCAAGTTTAACGAGCCAAATCCGGCAAACAGAAGCTAATTCACGACATTGGTTTTATTGTCGTGTATGTGAGTGCTCAAAATTGGGCACTCTTTTTTTTATCCCCGAACTTTGAAGACATGGAACAAATCGACATCAAAGACATATCCGGTGCTATCCAGCTTACAACTTTGATCAATGAAGGCTGCAAGCGTAAGTTCACTCTGATGAAGGAGGACTACATCATGTTAAAGTTCTCCTTAGAGAATCCCATATATTTCAAACTTGGCTCATACGTGGAATGTAACTTCGGATTGTTCGAGGTGTGCGACTTGCAGAAGCCCGCATTCAACACCAATACCGCCGGCTACGATTACGAATTAAGACTTGACGCCTACTACTGGAAATGGAAAAACAAAATCTTCAAATATACCCCGGAGACGACCGGACAGGA